AAGTATGGATCAGGTATTAGCAAAGTCTTGCGTGAGCACGAAAGGCAAACCGAGATATTTTGGTTGGCTTATGAATGCTTACGCAGGGCTGGCGCTCAGATACCTTTGTGGGGAGTAGAGTTTATTGACAGCTTAGAAACTGTCGAGGTATTAGACGACGAAAAAAAATAATCCAGCGGGATTCGATCCTTTACAGCATCGCACAGTTGAGTGTAGAGACTGGGATACCGCCTAGAGAATTTATTGATATGGATAGCGAAATGTATAGCGCAATTATACAAGTGCTAACCGATAGAGCTAAGGAGATTCGAAATGCCAGTCGTAGTAAACGGCGTTAAACAACTCCAGAAGGCTATGAGAGAAGTCGAGCCAGAGCTTAATAAGCAAATGTCTAAAGACATTAAGACAGCGATGCTTACTGTTCGAGATACAGCACGTGGTTATTTGCCACGCCAAGATGAAGTATTAAGTGGCTGGGGTAAGCGCACTGCTTCAGCCGAAACAATTAAATTTAGGGCATTTCCAGCATACGATTATTCTTTAGCACGATCTTTAATTAAATACAACGCTGGCACAAATAGGCGCAATCGCAGTGGTTTTGCAGCAGCATTCTACGTAGCAAACATATCGGCACCTGGCGCAATCTTTGAAACTGCTGGCCGTAAAAACCGCAGAGGTGCATCTAATTCTGAAAGCCTTAACCCTAATGCTGGTATACAGTTTATAGAATCTGCCGAATCAATTAGCCAAATGAAAGGCGAAGGCAAACAAAAAGGCCGACTAATCTACAGGGCGTGGTTTGAAAAATCTAACAAAGTTATCCCTGCTGTTGTATCTGCCATCAATACAGTTGCAACAGATTTTAATAAAAAAACACAACTGAGTAAGGCAGCATAGTGGCCAATTTAATTGTCAGCGCAGTCAGCACCTTTGATAACAAAGGATTAAAAAAGGGCAAGAAAGAGTTAACCGCTTTTGAACAAACAGTCAATAAACTAGGCAAGACCTTTGCTAGTGTTTTTGCAGCTAGAAAACTATTAGCCTTTAGTAGGAACGCTGTTAATGCGTTTATGGCTGATGAGAAGGCTGCTAAGTCTTTACAAATTCAATTACAAAACACAGGTAACGCTTTTGCAATTCCGTCTGTTGAATACTACATAGCCAATTTACAGAAGGTGACTGGCGTATTAGATGACCAATTACGCCCAGCATTCCAGCAATTATTGACTGTTACTGGATCTATTACTAAGAGCCAAGATGCATTAAACACAGCTCTTAACGTAAGCGCTGCTACAGGTCGATCTTTAACAGAAGTCAGCGCAGCCTTAACTCGTGGATTCTCAGGCAATACAGCAGGGCTTAGCAGACTAGGCGCAGGTATAAGTAAAGCCACTTTAAAGACTGGCGATATGGATAAGATCTTGGGCGAACTTAATAACAAGTTTGCTGGTCAAGCACAAGCTAGATTAACTACTTATGCTGGCAAGATGGATTTGCTGACAGTATCTGCGGAAAATTTTAAAGAAGAAATTGGCAAAGGCATATTAGATGCATTATCAGCGCTAGGTAAAGATAAGAGCATAGAAAATGCAACAACACAAATGGACAACTTTGGCAAGTCTATTGGTGATGCTATTTATGGCACAGGATTGTTAATAGCCAAATTAAATGGTTTAGTATCTAAAGCAGGTGGTGGCGGGTTAGCAGATTTGTTATTACGTTTACAGCCAGGCGGTATGCAAGCATCTAGGGCCTTTAATTTTCTTAGTTCTACAGGTGCAGCCGAAAGAAATAAATCTAGTTCTAATTTTACTTATTCACTAGGTTCTAGCGCTACTAGAGATATAGAGCGTGCTAAAGAAGTATTAAGATTAAGGGCTGGCAATAAATTACGCCAAGATGAAATAAATAAATTAAAGGCAAAGGCTGAGTTAGATAAATTAGAAGAAAAATTTAACGTTGAGCGCATAGGCTTAATGAAGGCGCTAAGTGAGGCTACAGATGCCGAGACCAAACTACGCATACAGGCGAAGATAGCCATCTTAGACAATAATGAGGCTTTGGCTAAGAAATACAATGCAGAATTAGAAGCTAGTGCAGCAGCTAGACTTTTGGCCGAAAGCGCTAACAATGCTGCCAATGCCCTAAACACCCTGCCTAGCAAATACGATGCAATCTTTACAAGCCTAGTAAATACTTTCAAAACAATGGGATTAGATTCAGGATCAGCCGCTGGCCTTGCAGGAGCATCAGCAAGATTACAAGCGCAGGCCGATGCGTTCTTAGCACAAATGAGCCAATACGCAGTGCCAGGTGGTATGCCATCTAGTGCATCAACAGCTGCCGCAGCAACAGCACCTACAGCAGTGCCACAAGTTACAGTCAACACAGGTGCAGTATTAACTAGCGAGCAAGACTTAAGCGTGTACATACAAAATGCTTTAGGTCAAATTACTAAACTTGGTAATGGAGCATTAGTACCTGCTGGATCGATTGCGTTTCAATGACAGTCCCAGTAGTTAATGCTTTTATAAATTTTAGCACTGGGCCATCCTTTGCGCAGGCTATGATTTTGGGATCAGGCATATTAGATGTAAACATATTAGAAGACTCAGCAGCCATTATTGTTGACGTGTCAAATCAAATTAACTTTATTCAAACCACCAGAGGGCGTAACCCTTTATACGATCAATTTCAGACAGGCCAGTTAACGCTACGCATCGTAGATCAAAATGGTGATTTTAACCCGACCAATCCGCTAAGTCCCTACAGCCCCGACCTAACACCTATGAAAAAAGTGCAGATCACTGCAACCTATGGCGCTACCACTTATCCTATATTTTCAGGCTTTATTACAAGTTATGTTAATACTCAACCTAAAGATGCTACAGAGGTGGCCTATACGACCATACAAGCTGTAGATGCCTCTAGGTTAGCCAACAATGCGCAGATAACTACTGTGGCAGGTGCTACTGCTGGCGATTTGTCAGGCACAAGAATTAACCAGATATTAGATCAGATCGACTGGCCAGCAACTATGCGTGATATTGATGCAGGTCTAACTACGCTGCAAAATGATCCAGGCACATTACGCACATCACTTGGCGCTTTGCAGACTGTAGCCCAGTCAGAATATGGCGCATTTTATGTCGATGCTAATGGGGAGTTTGTATTTCAAGATAGAGCTGTAACCGCTGGCTCAATAGGTGGCACAGTAACTACCTTTAATGACAATGGGACAGGCATCCCATACGCTAACGCTAACTGGAAATTAGATGACACCCTAATCTTTAACTCATCTACTGTTACTAGGACAGGTGGCACGCCACAGACTGCTATTAACCAGCCCTCAATCGATAAGTATTTTATCCATAGATATCAGATTCAAGACCTGCTAATGCAGACCGATGCCGTAGCCCTAGATTACGCCCAGGCTTACACAGCCAGCCGTGCTGAGACCAGCGTGCGATGCGATTCTATCGAGCTAGACCTATACACAAACAATTACAACGCAGGCATAATTGCAGCCCTAGAGCTTGACTTCTTTGATCCGATCAGGGTGGTTACTACCCAGCCAGGTGGATCTACCCTAGACAAGACCTTGCAGATATTTGGCGTGCAAAACGTAATAACACCCAACAGCTTTAGAGTGGTCTTTACAACCTTAGAACCTGTAATAGACGCTCTAATTTTAAATAACAATATCTATGGCACTTTAGACTATAATGTGCTCAGTTACTAAGGAGTAAAAATGGCAGCAGGATTAGGATTTAAGGACTTTGCGACAGGCGAGGTATTAACCGCAGCCGATGTCGATGGCTACTTAATGCAGGGTGTCTGGGTCTTTGCCAGTGCCACTGCTAGAGATGCAGCTGTAACATCACCGCAAGAAGGTAACTTTGCATATCTAAAAGATACAAACGTAACCACTTATTACACAGGCAGCGCTTGGGCAAACCTAGATACAACAGGTATGACGAACCCAATGACAACTACTGGCGATATGATTTATTCTTCTAGCGGATCAACACCTGCAAGATTGGGTATTGGTACAGCAAATCAACAATTACGTGTAAATGCTGGAGCAAGTGCGCCAGAATGGTTTACTCCGACTGTTGCTGGTTCAGGATTAACTTTAATTGACGAAGTAGATTTTAGTAATGTTAGTTCTGTTAATGTGAATGATGTTTTTTCTACAACGTATGAAAATTACAAAGTGCTTTTAAACGCTAAAACACATTCCACCACATCAGGGGGTGCTGCTGCTAGTTTAAGATTTAGGGTAAGTGGTACAGATACCAGCACTAATTACAAAGATCAAAGACTTTACATCGTTAATACTACTGTTGGTGCCGATAAAAACACTTTTGGAACTGATGAAATTTTAATTGGGCAATACAATGACAGCACAGGAACTCCTAGTTTAATACAACTTGAGGTAGGAACTCCTTTTTTAACTGCTCAATCCACAACACTGTCAAGTGGAATTAAAACAACTGGAACTGATCCACAAATGGGATTAAATGGCGGACAGCAAACTGATAGCACCTCTTTTACTGGATTTACTTTATTATTTGCTGAAGCCGCAACTGGTTCAGTTTTTGTCTATGGATACGCAAAGGAGTAGTAATGACATATCAAATAGCAGAGTATTTTGGTGAAACAAAAGAAACTATTGTTAGAGATGCAACTGCAATTGAGATTGCAGATTTTAAAAATAGAGAGCAAAAAATCGCAGATTTAAAAGCCGAAGCCCAAGCAAGGGCTGAAGCTAAAACAGCGGCACAAGCTAAACTTGCAGCACTTGGTTTAACTGTTGAGGATTTGACAGCTTTAGGTTTGTAATGCAACCAAAGTTATGCGCAGCTGGTGTGCAGTTAAGAGATCAAGTTGATACGTGGTTTCCAGATAGGCGTACTGCCAGTGATGGGTGGGTGGGCGATAGCCGTCACGCCGCCAGAAAATCGGATCATAATCCAGACAAACTTGGGTGGGTCAGAGCAGTTGATATTGATGCTCGCCTTTGTGCATCCGATGGGGTCAGTGCTGATTTGGCTGACCAGATCCGAATCGCTGGTAAAACCGATAAACGCATATCTTACGTCATCCACAATGGGAGAATATGCTCGAAGATATTAAATTGGAAGTGGCGTAAGTATCGAGGCATTAATCCTCATACAAAACACATCCACATTAGCTTTACAAAAACAGGCGACAAGGATGGCAAGGCGTTTGACATACCACTACTAGGGGGAAAAATATGAAGATAAGCAAAAAACAGAAGGCAATACTAAAGTCATACGCACGTGGTGTATTAGTATCATTCTTAACATTCTTAGCAAGTAATGAATTAGGTTTAGACCCAGCGCTGTCTGTAGTAATTGCAGCACTCGCAGGGCCAGCAGCTAGGGCTTTAGATAAATCCGATATTGCCTATGGCATCGGTGCCGATGAAAAATGAGTCCTGGAGAGTGGGCTGGCTTTGGCGCTGGCGTTATAAGCGTGCTATCAGGCGTGCTAATAGGATTACGTTTTTTAGTTAGAGGCTGGCTTAATGAGTTGCGCCCTAATGGTGGATCTAGTATGAAGGATCAGATAACAAGGCTCGAACAGCGTGTCGATGATCTCTTTGTTTTAATCAGTAAGCGATAATTTAATTATGTCTACTACTCGTAAACGTAAGAAGATAAATCGGCGCAGGGTGCGTAAGTCTCCTGAGCCATTATCTAAGTTAGAGGTGTTTTATATTGCTAAACACGAGATGTTTAAAGCTGCACGCAAGGCAGGTTTTAGCGAGTCTGTAGCCCTCTATCTTATGGATAGTCCAGAGTCAATGCCAGACTGGGTGGTCGGCGATGATGGAATTATCCCACGTATCCCTACTCCAGACGAGGAAGAAGATTAAGCGCTACCTGGTAATTAGCGATTTGCAGGTTCCCTTCCATCACGAAGCAGCTGTAAAGAATGTTATCAAGTTAGCAAGGCGGGAGAAGTTTGATTCAGTATTGGTGGTCGGCGATGAAATTGATTTTAATACAATTAGCAAGTGGGCTGAGGGCACACCTTTGGCTTATCGGCAAACCATTCACGATGATCGGGAACTTACTAAGTCGATACTGTGGGATCTCAGTGAGTACAGCCGAGAGTGTCATATTATCCGCAGTAATCATACTGATCGCCTTTATAACACTTTACTAAAAGTCCCTGGCTTAATTAGCCTACCCGAATTACAGTACCCAGCCTTTATGGGTTTTAAGGATATGGGTATGGAGTACCACAAGACTGCCTATGAGTTTCACCCAGGCTGGATGTTAGCCCACGGCGATG